GTGAATATAAAACACACAATAGAACGCTGCTGGGGACAGAACACAAGTTTTCTATAAAATAAATGAAACTTGTGAAACGTCCACATGTTCTATGTCCTGGCTTTAGAGTAAAGCGAGGAAAGGAATGATTTCCTTAACAACATTGGCAATCATGCCAAAACCAGTTGGTTCGTCTCCATGTTGAGGGGAGACTGTCCCTGGGGACGAGTTCGCTCTAGATTCACTCATAATGGATGCGGCGGGCATTGTCTCGACCCACCCAGTTACAAGAGATTCTTCCTCCTCATCAATTGGAGAGGGGGATACTGAAAGTACATTCAAAGTATTAAACAATGGAAGAAATTCATAATTGACGACAATAGTAACTTTAAAATTGACGCCTGTAGCCAACCCATCAGCAAGGAATCCGAATTCCCAAAATACTGGGTCTTCAGTGCTTGTGTCAAGGAAGTCACAATAACTAACAATGCGGGGGTCAAAAGAATTGATTCCCATAGTTTCTCTAGATAGAGGAAACCATCGAATAGTTGCTGGTTTGTTAATGTTCAACGGAACAGTAACACTTGAATATAAGTTTAAGTATGTGTTATACAAGGGGGAATTGGTATCCGAAAAAGGGCTACACCACATGGTGATCTCTCCCTGGTTCTCCATCGCAGAAGCCTCATGCTCGACAATCATGCAAGCAGAAACAACACGGTGGGCATTAGAAATAGCTTTTAAATCATCTGCACCAGTGAATTGATAACCATGGTTATAACCATCAATGGTCCCGTTTCCCCAAGTTATGCCAATAGCAGTTGAAGCTGTATTGATGAATTGATAATTTATACCATTTCCATCAGTGGTCACTAAGGAATTAATATAAGGAGTGAGGACTCGCATCCCGGCTACTCCAGAATCATTCCCAGCAACACTTATGCGTTGTACAATTTGCAAAACGCCAGTTTCTTCGCCTGTGGCATCAGGAATTTTACAATCAGCCCCATGTAGGGGGTCCTGTATAGATGTATACCACGGAGATTTATTCCGAAGCCTAGACTGGATTTGAGAGGCGTACCCACCCCCGGCCTTGGCCAGAGATAAAGCATGCGACGGTTTTCCAGTGGGTATACGCGGATCATGTTCCATAGTAATTGTTGTAGTTGTTTCCTCATCGTTTTCACTTTGAGGATGGGGGATTGGGGTTAGATATGCCTTCCGAAACGCAGCAGCCATCTTACGATTAGCTAGCTCTGTAGAAACCATACTCACAGGGTCCCTATATCCCTTTGGAACCTGAATGGTCCCGACATATTGCAAAGGAATGACCTTCACAACCTGTCGCTTTCCCGATACATTGCCCGTTCGAACGGATTTAGCTGGTGTAGCCGAAACCGCGTGTGTTGGGATGACTCGGGATTGCGGGCCCGATATTCGAGACCCGCTCTTGGTTTGTTGCGAGACGGATTTGGTTTCCGCTCGTATTTTGGCTTGTCCCTGGGAAGTGATTCCTTTGGAAGCCGAGGTTTTGCCCACGATGGGGTTCTTTCCCTTTTGGGAAGTTGTGGTTGTTGAACCACTGGTGGACGCTGTGGTCCGATTGGGGACTTTTTGGGGTCCCTTACTGTTACTTGTTGTTGCTTTGGCATTTTGCTTCGACATACTCGCTGGTAACTTTGTTCCATCCTACCTCCATACAAAGTTCTGGACCTTCCACACCTGCCATCCAACGCAAACATTCTACCTGGCTTGGAGGCCCATAGAACGCGAACGTTGAGATAACAGGATCAGGATAATCCCGATATTTACCAATCAAATAAGAAAAAGCAGTATGCATCTTCTGAAAAAGTTGATCATGAGTTGCAGCCATAACTAACAAAGAATACATCTTTGTAAATTGTGCCTGAAGAGTCGTATTAGACTCAATAGTGTAGCAAAAACTCGTAGCTAGACGATCTGCAGGATATTGAGGAACCCAAAAGTTTCTCCACTTCATGAAAGTAAATCCCAAAAAAGTATGTTGAGTGAGATCGTTAGACACCAC